TTAGGCATCCTGATGATGTTGAGCTATCGGGGTAACAGGCACATTATTTTCTCCTCCTTCGGTTGCTATACATTGGTTAGCTCGAACAGTTAACATGAGCGTTTTTGCCACAGCCTCTTCAATTTCCCCCACCCACCTGCGCAAAAATCCACCTTTCATCCCGTGCCGCTTTCAGAACTGACATCCCCCCGCAACTCCCGCTCAACCACCTCCAGCACATCATCACGCTCAAGCACCACCCGCGCCAACTGCCGGTCAATCTCCAGCCGCAACGTCGGCGATTCGATCTTCTCCGCCACCACTTTCGCCTTCGTCAGAAACTCCAGGTCAGCACCACGGTCACGCAACTCAAAACGGACCGGGTAAATAATCTCGATCTTTGCCTGATCAAAATCAGTTCCTTCCCACCGGCAGAAAATCCTGAACAGCCGGTTCTCTGTCAATTCAAGTTGAGCCGCCTTCTGAGCCAGCAATGTATTCAGAATCTGAAACTCCGTTTCAATGGCCACCGCCGAGGAAATCTGCGTTCTGTACTGCCGTAACGGCGTTAGATGTGCCATCCGGTTAATCATCTCAACCTTCCGCTCCATCGCATCGAGCAGCCCGGCAAGGGCATCAGCATCCGCCTGCAGGAGATAGGGCTTCTTTGCCGGCAAGGTATCCTCATCCATCACAATCACACCGCCTGCACCGGTACTTGCATCATCCTTTGCATTCTTCACCAGCGTCTTATGATTCGAACCCCGAATCATCTGCGAAAGCTCCGAAAGGTCATTATACAGGCTCATCTGCACCCGCGCCACATCCTGCAAATCACTAATTGCCAGCCCCGGCATCAGCGGCTTCGTATTGTAATGCGGCACAGCAGGCACAACGCCAATCGGATTCACCATTGTTGACTCCAGCACCGGCTCCTCACGCCTTGTGGCGCGCCAAACCTCAACGCTCTTCGTGGTCCATATCCGGTAACGGTAATCACCAGCACTCTTCAAACCCTCACGCACCTTCAGGTAGCTCAATTCAAGTTTCCCGAAGGGATTCTCCGTAAAATCCCAGTCAAGCACATGCTCCGGAAAATAGAGGCGCAAATACGGCCGCACATCAAGCTCAATCTCATCAGCCTTTGTGCGCACTTTCGCCGCAGGCTTATCCATCACAATCCAGCACACCCCAAACACTGAAGCCCACTCCTGCGCCGACTTCATAAACTCATTGAGCGAACACTCCTGTTTGTCAGCATTCACCGCCATTGCCAGCAATGCCCGGTTATTTTCAAGAGATCCAAAACTCCGCTTCGGCGGTTCACGCCAAATAAAGCCCGAATAGGTATGCACCACACTCTTGCAGTGATTATCCATCGGCGTCTGCCGCAACCGCTCCGCATATGAAATCCGCCGCTCCTCATGGTACCGGTAAAGCAACTCTGCCTCCTGCCAGCTCCGCCCGCCCCGATATGCCCGGCCAAAAAACTCCCACTCCTTCAGATTCTCCCGATACACATCATGAACCTGCTCCAGCTCCGCCCGCTTTTCACTCTTGGCCATACCATCATCTCCATCAAAACATTGACCCATTCCACTCAGCACTCAGTACTCAGCCCTCAAACCCTCCAATGCCCCGGCTGCCCCTTATAATTCCGTTGAGGCAAACGAACCGGAAACAACTTCTCCACCGCATACCCGATCGCATCCGCTGCATGCGTCAGCTCCGGTCGCGTCACCTTGTCAATCTCGCCACTCTTCCACACCACCTGTTCCAGATCACGCACAAGACAAGGGCAATTCTCCACACTCAAAAGCCCCTCGCGCAACAACTTGTTCACTGCATTCACCCGGCTCTTCACCGGCGGATGAGCCGGGCGCGCCACAACGTCAAATCCTTTATCCTTCAGAATCGTAAAATCCGTCTTGTCAGAACAACTCTTGCGCGCCCGTCCTGCCGGGTCCGGAAACACCGTTATACCCGGATATCGCTCATCCAGCACATCCGCCAAGTCATAGGTCGATGCATCCTGCAGCCGAATCTCATCAAAGCAGTGAATATGCCGCTCGTCAAGCACGGTAAACACCACCGCTGTCATATAATCCACATTAAAATCAATGCCCGCCATGATTTCGCATCCCTCCGGCACCGTCCGGCCAGTGCAATGCACCAACCGGTCAAAATACTTGTACACCCGGCCCGCCGTCAGGTTCAAAAACTCACCATTCATATAAGCGCGCCGCTGCTGCTCATCAAACGCCTTCTCCAGCATCGTCACAAACTGGGTTGGCAGATACACATTATCCGCCGTCCGCCCAACCACAACCCCGAGGTCATACTGCCCGTCAAGGTTCCGCGCAACATCATACCCCCAATTCAACTGCTCCGGCGTCCCCGTCAAAAACAGCTCCCGATGCTTCGCCGCCGGATGGCGCAACCGCGACAGCACATTATCAAACACCACCTCTTTCATCAAAAACGGCTCATCAATCCCGGCACTGCCAAGGTTCGGCCCCTTCAGCGAATCAGGTTGATCACCAGAGCCGATCCAGATATTCCCATTCCAGTTCTTGATAAAAAACTCGTGATTCGTCTTGTTATAGGAGTACCGGATTTTTGCCGTATCGAGCAGCTCTGAAATCGAAATGATTACTGTTTTGCGCGCCTGCTTGTACGATGGGGAGACATACAAATGCGGAACGGGAGCATTCACATAGGAGCACCAGATCGAGCGCAGCGCCCCTATCCTTGTCTTTCCGCACCCATACCCGCCAACCAGCAACTTGATAAAATTCGGGAGCTCCCAGAACTCCCGCTGATGTTGCAGCATTCGCCTCTTGTCGATGACGAACTTCATCCCCGGCTCTGCTGTTGCATGAGCGCGGCAAACTGCTGATCATTCTTCTCTTTTGATCCATAGCTCGATCCCACCCAAAAAGCATTCACATTTTTCAACTCGCTTGCCATAACGCCAAGGAGAAAAATCAGGGTATCCTTGATTGAACTATTGATCTGCAGTTTGTTCCCCATCGAGGCAATCAAGGTCAATAGCACCCCGAAAAAGCCCAGATTGTAAATCACCGCAAGCGCAATCTGAGGCCAGAGGTTTTTTGCCGCAACAGCCATTTCGCGCGCGCCCTGCCGGTCTTTGATCTCAAGCTCAAACACATTGATACCCTGCTGCAGCATCTGCAGGTTATACTCATTATCAAGCTTCTGCAACGCAAGCCGCTCTTCGGGAGTCCACTTTTCAATTGTCTTCGCCAGCTCCTCTTCTGTTCCCTCCTCACTGCCGAGCACTTTCCCGGCCAGAAACTTCACGGCGCTTCCCGCAAGCGGGCCGCCAAGCGCTGTTGCCAAAACCGGCGCAGCACTGCCAAGTATCTTTTTCAGAATGCTCATCGCTATGCATTGGTATAATCAATAAAGCCCTTGTTGATCTCCGTCACCTTGCGAACCAGCCGGTAAACTCCCCCGCCTTCGCGCGTTTTGCTTGCATCGGTATTCCCCTCAATGGTATGCAGCAGCCCGCCATTTATGCTTTCAATAATGCCTGTATGGCCGAGTCCGGATCCATGATCCATAATAAATATCATGCCGGGCATCACCAGCGAGGGGTTATTACGCGCATCATAGGCATTGATTCTTGCTGCCTTGGCCTCCTGGCATCTGTTCCAGTGGTCAAGGCAGCCGCCAGTTTTCGGCATCGGGTTTTCTCGCCCCGCCAACCGGGCCGCTGCATCAAAGCACCAATGCACAAACGCACAGCACCACGAATAACCGGGCGGCACATTAACGCTCTTCAAATAAGCCTCAACCTCCGGCCCGCAGTTCGAGTTACGGGGGTGTTCACGAACATTCTTAACCACCTCGCCCGCCGCAACCGCAACAACACTCGCCAAAAAGCGCGAAGGTGGAGCACAGGCAACATCATGCTCATTATCATAAAAAAGCGCATGCCAGGTCAGCGGGCCAATCTCGCCATCCTGAACCAGCGGTCGTCCGGCAGCATCCACATTGCGCGCCTGAAACAGCATAACCGCTTCAACGGTTTTGCTTCCAAAAATCGGATCGTCCGTGTCAAGGCGGATTGAATCGTCAGTTCCTGCAGCGAGCAGCTCATTCAGTCGCTGTTTCAGCGCCTTCATGATGGTGCCATTGATCTCGCCAAGTTTAATGATGCTACCGGGATAGTTCATCTCACTCCTCCGTTCAGGGTTTAGCATAATGGATGATTGCAACAATAAGGCCGATACCCTCCACAAGCAGGCCAAGAGCCGTCAGAATGAGGCCGATTTGCCATCTGCGGTTGCTTTCCATCCGGTCAAAAATTTTATTCACGGCTTTCTCCGTTTTGGTTTGCCTGTCAGCAAGCGCAACTATTTTTTCGCCCTGCTCAATAATGTGAGAGCAGCAAAAATCATCATTAGCCATAGTGCTTTCTCATTTTCTCTTGATAAGAACGCTCTGTTTTTGCATGATCAAAGAACCGCTCCACGGATTGTCCCATAAGTACCCCAGTTGAGGTAGCTATTTCCTGTAACTGCCGCGCCAGCGCTTCCTCCCACTCCTCCAGTGCAATCTCCTAACTCAGCATAGTCATAACCACTCCCTGTCTCACCGTCATTGCCAAGGTCTCCGCCATATCCTCCCGGATAGGCATTCAGCATCCACCAATTGCCATCATCAGGATTTTGCTCGGCATAGAATCCTCCGCTACCGCCGCCACCGCCGCCGCCACCGATTGTTCCGTTGTTCTGAATTGTTGTGTTTGAACTCACTATGAGCGCCGGGCCTCCATTTCCCCCTACGCCGCCCTGCGATGTATTGCCCTGAAATCTCCACTTGAGCGTGCTGTCGCCTTCGGCAAAGTATCCACCAGTCAACAATTGACCGGGTTCACCGGTCAGGTAAATCGAGTTCATAAGCACCGTGCTTGATGAAAGCCCGCCAGCTCCGGGGATTCGTCCTGCGCCACCGCCGCCACCCCCTCCGGCGGCTGAGCCTCCCGCACCTCCCGCACCCGCGATAGAGCCATTATTGACAAGCGTTACGGTATCACCCGTTACAAAATCCCTTATCCGCATTGCCGGGTTGCTTGCCGAATTGCTTCCTATAACCACGCCGCTATTGACGGTCACCGTAATGTCACTCTTGCCAGCGATATAGGTTGAGCCTACCTGATTAATCAGATCATAATTCAATGTGTCTGCCGTCAAGACAATGGCAATGGTCACCCGTCCACTCCAGACAACATTTCCATTGCAGGCAATACTGGTCAACACGGTGCCATTGAAGGTTGCAGCCGTTACGTTTGTCCCGTTATAACTCAAAGTCATGTGGTGGTGATTGTCAGCGTTGTTCCCGTCAAAGAAAACTTTGCCCCTCCGTAATCCGTAGCACTTCCTTTCTGTTTGGCTGGAGTAAATCCAAGCGCATTGATCACATTGGTCGAAGTCACACTTGCATCGCTTCCTGCCGGACCCTGCGCTCCCTGTGGGCCTTGAACTCCTTGAGACCCCTGCGAACCTTGAGGGCCTGTGTTGCCGGTATCTCCCTTGACTCCGGTATCTCCTGTATCGCCTTTCAATCCTTTTAATGATGCCAGCCACTCCGTCGCAGTGCCAGTAAACCCGTTGCTTACAGCCAGAGCATAGGCAGATGCTCCGTCTATACCGTCAGGCCCGGAAGGGCCTTGTGGCCCTTCTGCACCCTGCGGTCCGTTCATTCCCTGCGCTCCTTGTGGGCCAGTTTCTCCAGTATCACCTTTCGGCCCCTGTAAACCGGCTGCGCCCGGCGCGCCCCGAGGGGCAGCTTCAACCACAACAGCAGGTGCCGTTGTAACCACAATCACAACTGTGCTGCTCATCGCGTCTGATCCTTGGCCACGGTAAACGTCCCGGCCACATAGGTTCTTGGTTCACTGTTTATCGTCACTTCAATATCATACTGGTAGGTACCGGGGGTATAGCTGGTCGTTGCCAAAGATGGGATTGACCATATCAGCTTACCGTCTGCAATCTCAAGCCCGGCATCAAGGGTAAACTCCCCAAGCAAGCTCCCGTCACGCTTGCGAATCTGTATGCGGGCTGTTGCATCAGCAAGGTCAAGCGGAACGCCATCAACCGTAAAGCCGAACTGCTCAGAGAAGTAATCTCCCCTTACAATACCTGTGTTATATTTCCCCGGCAGATAAGCAGTATTCGTGCTCATAATTCCATCAATTATGGTTCACTACCCAGCCCCGGCTCTCAAGTTGAGCCACAAACACCAGATTCTCCGGAGTCACGTTCCCGTTACTCCCGCCGATATTCAGGTTCCCGTTATCAATCGCCGATCCGGCAAGGTTCCGGATAAATCGGTTGACATCAGCATCCGGGAGTGAAGTGTCCGAAAGGACAATCACCACACCATCCGGCCACTCAGGCACAAAATCGACTTCGCAGGCAATACCGGTTCCGGCAAGGCGAATCTCCTGCAACGATGCCGGAAGAGAAGAGACATCACCATCTACCATGCTGTTGCTCAAGTCAAGCTTCTGCAGAGCGGTCAAAGAGCTCAAACCAGTGATCGAACCATAAAGCGTCCCGTCACCAAGGGTGTTGAACTCCGTCATCAACTGTACATCACCCTTTAATACCAGGTCAAACCGTCCGGCAACCGGATAGACTGTTGCACACCGTTTTGTAACGCCTTCAAACCGGACCTGATAAGCCATGCCGCGCCCCCAGTTCAACGTCACAATTCCCGCCGTACCACTCAATTCCAGAGTCCGGCTTCCCGGTTCAAGAATTTTGTAATGCAACCCCATCATCTGGTGCGGATAATCCCTGTTCCGCCACCTGTCCCGGTCAACTGCTTGGCCCATGGCGTTCCACCCCCGCGCCGGTAACTGAGTCAACTTCTCATTAAACGGTATCATACCTTTCTCTTGTCATCTTCTCAGCCTCTGCCGCTCACTCACCGATCGCATATCCACCCGTACAAACCCGTATCCCGTATCATACTCCACGCCTATTGTCAGCGTCTTCAAAAACTCCCGCTCATACTCACCTCGGTAAAACCTCATCATCTCAACCAGCCCCGACCCGCCAACCGAAGCCGCCAGTCGGGGCAAAACGTACCACCCCAGCACCCGGGTTGTGCTCGCCGGAACCCACTGCAACGGGTTCAGTTTTTCCGAATCAAAATCAGGGTAATTGTTCCAGGCGAGAGTCACTCCGGCGTAAAGCCCGAACTCTGAAGAGCCGTCCACCAACAGCGAACCAATGCCGCCATACGGGTAAGGTTCGCGGAGGTTCGGCCACCACCGCAAGCGCAAATCGGCAATCACATCCTCCGCCGCCTGCTCGTGGTACTCCGTAAAAGAGTCAACCCCATGCTCAAACACATAGGGCTGAATCCGCTGAAGGTCACTGTCATCACTAAAAATCATCGCATCATCTCCCGTTCATCCCCCAGCCATCTCAATCATCTCTCATCGCAACTCTCGTGTCATTTCGAATCCCGATGCAATCGGGTGAGAAATCTCTCTTCGTCCTTGCCGTCCTTTTTCTCAGCACTCATCTCTCAGCATCCAGCACTTATTTTCTCAGCTTGCAAGCCAAGTTCGGGTCAAGGCACTTCACCCCATAGAGCACATCCAGGGCAACCTTTACCCGGCTGTTATCACCGTCATACCACATCCTCGAACGAATCGCAAGCCCGCTCTTCTCATCCACAACACTTGCCACCTTCGCGCCAAACTCATTGCCCAGCTCCGAAAGCGGAGCCATAGCCAGCGCAAACGCATTGCGATGAAAAGCCAGGTTCTCAATATGGTTGCTCAGGCTCACCGTCACCACCGCATTGTCAGCCACATTCTGAGCCAGAGGAGGGAAAATCTGCACACCGGCAAACGCATTGCTTGTAGCCGTAACCGTGTTAACAACCACATAGCGCTGCGCATCGCCCGTTATGGCAAACGAATCACCCGGCACCAGTGTACCCGTCACCGTCGCCGCATCAAGGTTAATAAAGGTCGCGCCCTTCAAAAACGCCCCGTTTACCGCAAGCGTCCCCGTCGAAGCCGTACCCTTTACATGCGAACCCACATTCTGATTGCCGAAAATCTCAAAACCGAACCGGTTTCCGATATACCCCGTCTTATGAACTTGCTGGCTCGACTCACCCGCAAAATTCGCATTCGCAAACAGCTCAAGAAATCCAGCCTGCATGTCGCCGCCAACCTCAAGATGAAGCAGCCCGTCATTCATCGGCACCTTGTTGTCAAACATCGCTTTATGCACACGGGTCAAATCCTTCACCTCGGTTGTTGCCGCTGCATCATAAAACCACGGCACCGACTTGCCAAGTCCATTCAAAGTCAAATCAATATCATTCGAGAGTGCATAACCCGCAGGGCGGATATGGTCGGCAATAATCTTTTCGCCCGAATAATTCAGCTCCTTATCCGTTATCGAAAACTTCACCTCACGCCACATGTTCAGTACAATCTCGGTATCTCCCGGATTCAGGTCCTGATCACTCGAAGGAGCATCCTGAGCCACAAAGGTTCCCGGCTTGCTGATCTTGATCGTACTCCCTTTCTGCTGCGGCTCCTTGTCATACCCCCGATGCACCCTCGCCGCCATTCCAAGTGCATTTTCAAGCTGAATCAGCCCCTCCTGAGCATAAAACAGCGGATCATACAGATTCAAAACATTGGCCATCGTCACATCTCCCGTTAATCATTAATAAACATCCCCTCTTCACTCTTCATCTCTTCATCCCTGATGTCCTTGCAGTCCCTGCTTCCACATCTTTTTCGTGCAATTCGTGGACAACCTTTTCACTCTTCCTCTCCTGTCCACAACGTCCACTTCTGTCCACCATCTCTTCGTCCACTAAGTTTACTGTCCTCTCTCTTCAGCGTTCGATCACCAACTGCTGACCAGCCTTCTCCGCCGCATCCTTGGCAACGCGGTACTTCGCCGGATCCTTTGCATCCGCCGCGCTTACCGTGTATACCTCTCCATTTGCAGGCCCCATCGTCCCGCCGCCAGCTCCACTTCCCGCAGGCCCTGCCGGAAGGTGGTGCGGGTTTGCCTGAAGGAACTCCTGCACAAACTGTTCAACAGTTACCGGCTTGCCGCTCTTGTACATCGGCGCGCCATTCTCGCGCACCTCAACCTGATCGGTTTTCAGGTCATAATGAACATTGCCCTTAAGCAGCGTTACAATCTGCGCCGGGTTTATGGCTTTGGCTGTCGAAGCCGCAGCAAGCAGGGTATTGTCAACCCTGATGGTTCGTAACTGTTCGGCAAGGGATGCGATATCTTTATCGCGCTGGCCAATCACCTCATCTTTCTCTTTGACGGTCTGGGCAAGAATTTTCTCAAAGTCACCTTTCTTCTCCAGCACCTCGCGTTCCTGCCGCGCCTTGGCATCTTTTAACTCTCGGTACTCTTCAATGTTCACATCGGCAAATTCTTTCAGTTTGCCTTTAATCAAGGCGTCAACCTCGGTCTGTGAATAGTTTTTCTTCTCTGACCCCTGCGGTTGTTCTTCGCTCCCGGCACCCTCATTGCTCCCCGGCTGCCGCTCGTCACCCTTCTTCTCCTTTTCCCCGTTCGTTATAGCCATACCAGCTCCAGTTTTATTCATTGCTACACAAAATTTGATATAAATATCAAATAAATATACTGAAACACAGCAATAAATAGAAAGAAATATCAATATAAAGGATGTAAAAATACACGGCGTTAGCGTGAATTATTGGGTAATAGTAAACCTGTGAAACACGTTAAATCAAAGCGCTTGAGTATATTAATTCTTTGGTATTCTCTGTCTATCAACTCATATATCTAATAGCCACTGTAAGCATACTTATTATTTTCGAGCCATAACCACTATTGTGCCAACTCTTTGTTTACACAACCAAAATGATGCCTGTGACCCGGTACCATGCCTCATATTACGCACACGAACTCAGTCGTCGTCACTCGCTCAACGACTCCGAAAAACTTGCCTCAGCGCTGGCTGATGCCCAGGTTGACCTCAACCCGCACCAGCTTGATGCCGCCCTTTTTGCCTTCCGTTCTCCACTATCCAAAGGCTCCATTCTCGCCGACGAAGTAGGCCTCGGCAAAACCATTGAAGCAGGGCTGGTCATTGCCCAAAAATGGGCTGAACGCAAACGCCGTATCCTCATCATTACACCAGCCAATCTGCGCAAGCAGTGGGCAATGGAGATGGCCGAAAAATTTTACCTGCCATCCTGTATTCTCGAAACAAAAAACTATAAACAGTTCAAAAAAGAGGGGCGCAGTAACCCGTTACATCAGAGCGCACTCATCATCTGTTCATACCAGTTTGCCGCCTGCTACCATGAAGACATTATGGTGGAATCTTGGGATCTTGCCGTTATTGACGAATCACACCGCTTGCGCAACGTCTATAAACCCGACAACAAAATTGCCAGGGCAATAAAAACAGCGCTCCTCAACACCCCCAAAATTCTTCTGACCGCCACACCACTGCAAAACTCCCTGATGGAGCTGTATGGTCTGGTCAGCATGATCGACAGCTACGCCTTTGGCGACGATAAAAGCTTCAAAACAAAGTACGCCCGCATCTCCGCAGAGGGCGCATTCGACGAACTCAAAGCCCGTCTTGCCCCGCTGTGCCACCGCACGCTCCGCCGTCAGGTGCTTGAATACATCCGTTATACCAACCGCATTCCCCTCACCGAAGACTTCTTTCCCACTGCCGATGAAGTTGCGCTGTACGACATGGTGACCGAATACCTCCAGAAAGAGTCCCTGTATGCGCTTCCAAACTCACAACGGCAACTCATAACCCTCATCCTTCGCAAACTGCTCGCATCATCGACCTTTGCTATTGCCGGTGCACTCGACTCTCTGGCAAACCGGCTGAAAAAAATGCTCAAGGAGAGCGATATCAATGATGGCTTGGCAGAGCTCGAAACTGATTTTGAAGAGTTTGAAACAGAAGCTGAAGAGTGGGGTGACGAAGAACCAAAAGAAGGCTTGACTCTTGCCGACAAAGCCGCCATTCAAAGAGAGATAAATGAACTTGAACTCTTTCGCGACCTCGCGGTCAACATCACCGAAAACGCCAAAGGCACCGCCCTGCTTAGCGCACTCGCCCAGGGCTTCAAAAAAGCCGCAGAACTCGGCTCAGCACAAAAGGCCATTGTCTTTACGGAATCAAGGAAAACCCAGAACTACCTGATCAACCTCCTTTCTGCTAATGGTTACGACGGTAAAATCGTCCTCTTCAATGGAACAAACAGTGATCCATTGTCCAAATCCCTGTACAAAAGTTGGGCGGAAAAATATAAAAACACCGACTGCGTCACCGGCTCCAGAACAGCCGATATGCGCGCCGCGCTCGTTGACCGGTTCAGAGATGAAGCACAAATCATGATCGCCACCGAAGCAGGCGCAGAGGGCATTAATCTCCAGTTCTGCTCCATGGTTGTCAATTACGATCTCCCCTGGAACCCGCAGCGTATTGAGCAGCGCATCGGCCGTTGCCATCGCTACGGCCAAAAGCACGACGTGGTGGTCATCAACTTCATCAACCGCAACAACGCCGCCGACCAGCGCGTCTATGAACTGCTCGACCAGAAATTCAAGCTCTTTTCAGGAGTTTTCGGCGCAAGTGACGAAGTGCTTGGCGTCATAGAATCCGGGGTGGAATTTGAAAAGCGGATAGCCGCAATTTACCAGAACTGCCGCACAACTGCCGAAATAGAATCAGAATTCAACCGCCTGCAGGAAGAGATGGAGTCGCAAATATCGGCCACCATGGGCGACACCCGCAAAAAACTGCTCGAAAACTTCGATGCCGACGTCCACGACCGCCTGCGGGTAAACCTCAGCGAAAGCCGCCAGCACCTCAACAAATACGACTCCATGCTCTGGCATCTGACCCGATACGCGCTTGAAGGCAAAGCCGCGTTTGACCCGGAAAAGCTCAGCTTTACCCTGCCAAACGCCATGGGTGCCGACCATTCCATACCGGCAGGCACCTACGCCCTCACTCGAACCACCGGCAGCACCCATCGTTACCGCATTGGTCACCCCCTCGCTCAACAGCTCATAACGTCATGCAAAACCGCCATACCCCAGGGGGCGCATATCCAGTTCGACTACACCGCATGGCCGCAAAAATCCGAAACACTCGAGCCCCTTGTTGGTCAGTCCGGCACACTCCAGCTCCTGCAGCTCTCCATTAACGGCTCCGACGAGCAGGATCACCTCATTTTCAGCGCCATGACCGACTCAGGCGAAACCCTCTCTGAAGAGTCATCCCGCCGCTTTTTCGACCTTCCCGCAACCCTCACCGAACAGGGCAGCATCGCCGAACCTCAAGCGATAAAAAAGCTTTCGGAACAACGTAAAAACGAAATACTTTCCGATCTTGCAGCACGGCAGGTCAACTGGTTTGAAGAAGAGATCGAAAAACTTAACTACTGGGCCGACGACAAACGCAAAGGGCTCAAAACCGAACTAAAAGAGTACGACGAAGAGATTGCACTCCTGAAAAAAGAGGCCCGTCTTGCCCCGAACCTGCCTGATAAACTGGCCATCCAGAAAAAACTGCGCGTTATCGACAAAAAGCGTGACGAAGCCTGGAAAGGGTACGACGAAGCATCAAGGCATATTGAACACCAGAAAGACGAACTGCTCGACACTGTTGAAGAGCGGCTTCGCCAAACCGTCGAAGAGCTAACCCTCTTCACCATTCGCTGGTCGATGAACTAAAACTTACCTCTTGAGACTATGGCAGAGATCCAGCCCGAAACCATGACAGGAACCACGCTTGATATAGCCGCTGAAAACCGTGCCCGGCTTAAACAGCTCTTTCCAACCGTTTTTACCGAAACCCTCAACGATAAAGGCGAACTGACCGAGTCCATCGACTTTGAAAAGCTCAAAGCTGAACTCGGCACCTTCAGTGACACGTTCGAGTCACGCCGTGAGCGCTACGGTATGGAGTGGCCCGGTAAAAAAGAGGCCCTCCACCTGATCCAGACACTCAGCTCCGCCACGCTCAAACCCTGCCGTCAGGAGTCAGTGAATTTTGATACCACCGAAAACCTCTTTATCGAAGGCGACAACCTCGAAGTGCTGAAACTCTTACAGACCAGCTACTACGGCAAGGTAAAGATGATCTACATCGACCCGCCCTACAACACCGGCAAGGAGTTCATCTACCCCGACAACTTCAGCGAAAGCCTTGAGACCTATCTGGAATATGCCGGGCATGAGGGGCGATGGAAGGATAGCCAATCCGCGAATGCACAGGAAAATCCACGCTACCACACCCGGTGGCTGAACATGATGTACCCACGTCTCTATCTGGCAAGGAATCTCTTGCGTGATGACGGCGTGATCTTTATCAGTATTGATGATAATGAGGTGAGCAATCTGCGGAAGCTGTGCGATGAGATTTTCGGAGAGGAAAATTTTGTAGCTGTATTTCCCTGGAAAAAGAGAACAACCAAGAGCGATGTTCCATTTGGTGTGTCGCAGGATTATGAATGGGTTATTGCTTTTACCAAGGGGGAGTTGCAGGCTGGAGTTTCTTACGAAAGGAAATATTATCAAACCAGTGATTTTCCCAATGATAGATGGCGGCTATCAGATTTAACGACACAGCGAAGTGCCGAAGAACGACCTAACTCTGCATTTATCATGGTTGATCCGAAAACGGGTAAGAGTTATCCTTTTAACCCGCATAGAGTATGGGGAGTATCTGTTGACACTTTTCCTGAATACTATCGTAAAGGGAAAATCGTTTTTCCTGATGATTACGATTTTATTAATCTCTCTATTCCGGCATTTCGTGTTTTCGAGAGCGAAGATAAAGCCAAGGCTATCAAGAAGTTCGGAACTGATGAGGCCATGAAAGCAGTCTCTACCTTTCTCCCGAAAGAGATTGGCATGAATGAAAATGGGAACAAGGAGATGCTTGACCTGTTTGGCAGCAAATTGTTTTCATTTCCCAAGCCAGTGTCGCTTGTCAAGTATTTTGTTTCTATGATCAGTGATACGTCGGCAATTGTTCTCGACTTCTTCGCCGGTTCAGCCACCACAGCCCATGCCGTTCTCGACCTGAACAAAGATGGAGGCAACCGCAAGTTTATCCTCGTTCAGCTACCTGAACCCTGTGCCCCCGAGAGCGAAGCCTTCAAGGCAGGGTACAAAACCATAGCCGATATCGGCAAGGAGCGCATCCGCCGGGTCATCAACAAGCTCAACACCGAAGAGGAGGGCAAGCTTGATCTCGACAATGCCGCCAAACAGGATCGCGGCTTCAAGGTGCTCAAGCTCGACAAATCCAACTTCCGCCAGTGGCAGAAACTTGAACCCTCAGCTTCGACCGAGCGTATTCTTGACCAGCTCTCGCTCCACATCGACCATATCGACGCAAAAGCCACACCCGAAGAGCTGCTCTATGAAATCCTTCTCAAAGCCGGCTTTACCCTGACAGATAAAATTGAACCAAAAACCATCACAGGAAAAGAACTCTTCTCCGTCTCCGACGGCGCACTTCTGCTCTGCCTTGAAGAGGGCGTCACCAAGGAACTGATTGACGCGATCATTGAGCTCAACCCCCAGCAGTTCCTCTGCCTCGACTCCGCCTTCCACGGCAACGATCAGCTCAAGGCCAACGCCGTGCAAACCTTCAACGCCCACAACATGCAGAAGGAAAAGCACAACCAGATTCTCTTTAAAACGGTATAACAAAGAACGGATATGGCAAAAGATTTGACAGTCTCTGCGGTAGACCGGCAGAACATCCTCAACAACCCCTTCGCTGTCGCCGAAATCCAGAAAAGCATCGGCATGAAAGGGGTCGAGTTCAAAGGACGCTTGGTTGTCCTGAAGGAGCAAGTAGCTGCATTTTTTGAAGTTAGCCCGAGAACGATCGATAATTATCTTTCAAATAACGAAAACGAGCTTCATCAAAATGGTTACGAGGTTTTGCGCGGTAAGACATTAAAAGAGTTTAAGTTAGCTCTTTCAAGTGTAAATGTTCACGAAACAGATTTCGCGAACATCATGAAAACCCCTCAATTAGGTGTGTTTGATTTTCGCGCATTCCTCAACCTTGCCATGCTCATCACCGAAAGCGAGCGCGCACGATTGCTGCGTCAGGCCATGCTCGATATCGTTATCGATACCATCAACAGCAGGACTGGCGGTGGAACCAAATACATCAACCAGCGGGATGAGGATTTTGTCGTTTCGTATTTTATTGAGGAAAACTACCGCCAGCAGTTCACCGATGCATTGCGGGACTGCGTTGATATGGGGAATTTCAAGTATCCCATGTACACCGACAAAATCTATGTAAGCATTTTTAAAGAGAATGCAAGGGAGTACCGAAAAATTCTTCAACTGCATGAAAAAGAAAAGGTCAGAGATACTTTTTATAGTGAAATACTCGACCTGATTGCGTCTTACGAATGCGGCTTTGCCGATTTCCTTCAGCAGCAGTTCAAAAAAACAGGCAGGAAACTCAAGTCATTCGAAGTTGATGCCTTCTTCCGGCTGTTTGAAGAGCAGGCGCACTGGAAACCGCTGATCGAAAAAGCAAGGATGAAAATGGTCAGCAGGGATCTTGCGTTTCGTGAAGCACTGCATGAACAATTGAGAGAGTATGTCACTCCGTTGCAGGCAGAGGAGTTTGAAAGGTTCATTGGTCAAAAAAGCACAGAATTCATGAAGCGCATTGAAGATGTTAAAGATGTCATGAAACGCCTCAAGGAGCGTGAATAATGCCGCTGATTTATATCACCATAGATCAAGCCGTCGAAATCCATGCCAAAACCGTAGAGGTGTCGGGAGGGGGTTCGCATGGTATGCTCGACAAGGGCCGTCTTGAAAGCGTACTCGAACACATCCAGAACGATTGTTACTACCCGACTTTTCTCGACAAGATCACACACCTCTTTTTCTGTGCGAACAAGTTTCATTGTTTTCAGGACGGCAACAAACGGATTGCCATTACGCTCTCTGCGCAATTCCTGTTATTCAATGGCTACATGCACTGTGTCTCTGATTTCATGCGGGAGATGGAAAACATCAGTTATCATCTGGCCGCAGGTAAAATAGATAAAGAGTTTCTTCGCGAGCTTATTGAAGCCGTTATCAACGAGAGCTATGATGAAAACGAAGAGCTGAAGCTAAGGCTCTTGAACGCTATCCAGGAAGAGTTATGAAATTGAAATTCGATTCAACCCTCAGCTACCAGCTCGAAGCCATAAAAAGCGTCACCGACCTGTTTGAAGGCCAGCCCGCACGCAGTTCCGGCTTTCAGATTGATTTCGGTCGCGGCGGCAGCATGTACAACGACCTCGGCATCGGCAACGACCTCTTGCTCTCACAGGATCAGATCCTAAAAACCCTGCACCTGATTCAATCCCGCAACAACGTGCCGAAATCGCGGCTTCTTCAGGAAGAGGGCGGCACTTATGACTTTCCAAACTTCTCCGTTGAAATGGAGACCGGAACAGGCAAAACTTATGTCTATCTGCGCTCCATCTTTGAGCTGAACAAGCTCTACGGATTCAAGAAGTTCATCATCGTAGTGCCTTCAGTAGCCATCCGTGAAGGGGTGACCAGCTCCATCAAGCTGATGCGCGACCACTTCCGGGCACTCTACAACAATGTTGCCTTCGATCACTTTGTCTACCAGTCAAAAGATCTCAGCCGGGTTCGCCAGTTTGCCGTAAATAACGAAATCCAGATCATGGTCATCAACATTCAGGCATTCCAGAAGGATGCCGGGGAGAATGTTGATTACGCTTCGCTCACCGATGAGCAGAAAAAACGGCTCAATGTCATTCATCAGGAGCAGGACAGAATGTCAGGCCGCCGCCCCATTGAGTATGTTCAGGCCACCCGGCCAATTCTGATTATTGACGAGCCCCAAAGCGTGGACAATACCGAAAAGTCACAGAAAGCAATCCGCAATCTCCAGCCGATCTTTTGCCTGCGCTATTCGGCAACTCATAGCAACCCGTACAATCTGCTCTACCAGCTTGATCCCGTTCGAGCCTACGACCTGCACCTTGTCAAACAGATTGAGGTTATTGATGCTTCAGGCACCCAGGACTACAACCAGACCTTTGTTCGCCTTGATGCCGTCGGTTACTGGCCTAAAACAGCCAAAACCCCCCAGGCGAAGGTGACTATTTTTGAAGATACCCCAAACGGAACCCGCGAAAAGCCGTTGAAAATAAAGCATGGTACCAACCTTGCAAGCCAGACCAACCGTACCGATTATGAAGGCTATCTGGTGACCAACATCAATGCCGAACCGGACAATGAATATGTAGAGTTTCAGAACGGCATTGTCATAGAACGATTTCATGAGTCGGGCGGGATGGCTGATGAACGCATCAAAAGCCAGATTGAGCAGACTGTTGAAGCTCACTTTGCCAAAGAGAAAAAGCTCAAGGGCAAAGGTATAAAAGTGCTCTCCCTCTTTTTTATTGATCATGTAAAAAGCTACCGCTCCTACGATGACGATGGCAACCCCTGTAAAGAAAAGATCGCCCGATGGTTTGAAGAGGCATACAACGCAACCGGCAGCAAATCAATTTACAATGGGCTCATTCCATATCGGGCAGAAGAGGTGCATGACGGTTACTTTTCAAAAGACAGAAGGAAGGGGAAAGTCGTTGAAGAGTTAGATAAAGAGGGTACGGCTGAGCAAGCAGACTATATATATAACCTCATCATGACTAAAAAGGAAGAGTTGCTCTCTCTTTCAACTCCACTTCGCTTTATTTTCAGCCACTCCGCCCTTAAAGAGGGATGGGATAACCCCAATGTCTTCCAGATCTGTACCCTTCGAAAAATGGGTGCCGACCCTGAACGTCGCCAGACCATTGGCCGAGGCCTTCGCCTTCCGGTGAATCAGGATGGTGACCGTGTCTATGACGACCAGATCAACCGCCTGACCGTGATTGCCAACGAAACCTTTGAAAACTTCGCCAAAAGGTTGCAGTCCGAAATAGAAGATGCCATTGATCCGACCGGCAACTTCAAGTTTGGTCGTCTTCCACAAATTGCCTTTACGCCTGTGCTCAATAAAGAAGGCCACGACTACCTGACCCAGGAGGAATCTCATGAAATATGGCAATGTGTTGCCGAACACGGCCTTATTGATAGCTATGGCGACATTACCACGGTATTCACGCCGGAGAGGGCAGATTTCTCTTTCAACCTGCCAGAAAAATATGCAGGCCTTGAAGATGCGGTCATTGGTCGCATGCAGAAGTTCCTTCCCCGTGATTTTGTAAAAAATGGGCGTGATCGTCAGAAAGTATCATACAACAAGCGGGTCGAACTGAACGACGATTTTCAGGCGCTCTGGGATAAAATCAGCCAGAAAACCCGGTATTCCGTTGAGTTTAAAACGGCTGAACTTGTCACTCTTGCTGCAGGAAAGGTGAACACCATGCCTGAAATCAAACCAGTGCTGATTGAGATCACCAAAAGAGACCTTGATATAAAAGAGTCCGGGCTTGAAGGTGGAAAAATCACCAGCAGCAGAACGCACCTTGTTAAAAATGAGCAGCCGCTGCCGGATATTCTCGCGTTTTTGCAACGGGAAACCGAACTGACTCGAGGAACCCTTGTTGAAATCCTCAAGCAATCAGGACGGCTGAAAGATTTCACCCTCAACCCGCAATCCTTCATGACAGAAGCCGCCAGAATGATCAACCGCGCACTGCACGAACTGATTATCGACGGAATCAAGTACGAACCGATCAAAGGTCAATACTACGAAATGCGCCTTTTCGAAGCCGAGGAGATAGAAGAGTACCTCAGCCGTCTCTACACCGTACAAAGCACCGATAACCGGACCCCGTTCAACTACATAGCCTACGATTCCGGAACAGAAGAAGAGGTGGCAAAACTCCTCGATGCCGATGAGCATGTAAAGTTTTTCTGCAAGCTGCCACGCTGGTTCAAAGTAGCAACACCACTCGGCGATTACAACCCCGACTGGGCAGTCGTTGTTGATGACACCCCAAAACTCTACCTTGTCCGCGAAACCAAAAGCACCCTCGACCGCGACAAACGCCGCTCAACCGAAAACAAAAAAGTCGATTGCGGCAAAGCCCACTTCAAAGCCCTTGGCGTCAATTTCAAGGATGCTTCTACGATTTATGAGGTATTGAGTCCTTAACCATAACACTCTCTATATTGATTTTTTATGAAATATTATCCGTTAACGGGGGCTTTTTTAAGTGGGAGAAGTATCTGAATCTAAAAAATAAATATGACAACACGGTCTGATACATTGTTTCATTTCACAAAAAACATCGATGTACTTAAGTCGATTTTGCAACATGGTTTCTGGCCACAGTATTGTCTTGAAGATGTTTCCTGGCAAGGATATCCAGGATATGATGATGTTGCATTTCCTATGAGCTGTTTTTGTGATATCCCCATCAGTAAAATAAACGATCATGTGAATTTCTATGGGCGATACGGTGTAGGGTTAAAAAAAGAGTGGGGCATTGAAAATCATTTAAATCCAGTATTTTACTTTACTGGAAATAATAAACTGTATCAATCAATGGGAGTATTGAGTGACATTGTTTATCAGCTATCTGATTCTGAAATAAGCAATAAGGGTATGGACAGTATCAGGCATTTTCATAGCCATGCGAAGTGCATAAGTGGTACAGTATTAAATATTCAACAAGATAAAAAAGTTGAGAAAGATTTTTTGCAAGAGTCTGAATGGCGCTATGTCCCTTCTGACGAGAGAATTAAGCAGTATTTAAATCGGAGTGAGTATGATGATCATGCTGAATTACATCAATGCAATCAAGTAACTTTTAAACATTGTAAATTGAATGTTAAGCCTGATGATATCAGATATATATTTGTGCACAATGATAGAGAGATACCTGATATGATAGATTTTATTAATGCCAGTTATAAAAATTATCCTATAAGAGATATACAGATATTAATGACCAAGGTGACTTCACTTGAAAGTCTTTTAAGCGATGTATGACATTGTTGGATCGTACTTTCACAAACTACTTCAATTAACTCTCTCCGATCTTGCGGAAGACTCGGTTGCATTAGTCTTAAGGGATAATTTCAGTCATGCTGCCATGGAATAGCCCTTATTGTCTCGCAAGGCATTCGCCCCGACAAGAAAAACTATAAACTGAAGAACATACCGAACCGCGACTTCACGGGCTTTCCCAGACCTGCCTGCCTCGCTTAAGCTTCCCTATGGCCTCGAATACGAAGTAGCCACACAGATAAAAGTAATTCTCATTTCATCCCTTCAGGCGCTGCACTACGCTTCGCTCCGTTTGCGCAGCACAGCGTAATCCGGACGCACTCACTCCGACGGGAAGGCCGCAAAGGTTTCACTCCGGCTTTGTCATGCCACTTGCTGAATAAGGAGCAAGTGCCTCGCCAAAGCCTCCGTTCAACCATTGCTTTCCGGTAAACCGTCAGCTCACAGCAGATGCACCAGTGCGGACTACCGCACAGGCGCAGGAACAATAAACAAATAGCCAGGGAGACCGTGTGACCCTGACCGCTTCGCCGTCAGGGTCACACGGGAATGCTCAAAGAGAACAGCCATGCTTCGGACTGGATCCGCTACCGCGTCCCAGTCCTTCGCCTTTCACTTTTCAGGCGCGGCACTCCGCTTCGCTCCGTTTGCGCAACCCAACGCATCCCCGAGCAGCGTAGCCGGATGCCAGACATGTTTCGCGACACTCAACATGTCTGGCCCCGTGGTAACATTTCGGCATCATGCGGGCAGGGCACTGCTCAAGCGGAAAACTTTTCGCACTGCCTCTACCCGAAAGAGTGTGAAGGCCAATAAAATCATCACAAATTCACTCAGGCGCTGCACTCCGCTTCGCTCCGTTTGCGCAGCACCGCGCACCCTGACGCCCTCCTCTTCGACCGGAACTACTCGCAAATCCCGACAAGCCGGGACTTGCTTGCCATAGCACGATCATCTCGGCAGAAAGCATACCGCACAACAGCACCCTCCTTTCGCTGCATTCGCTTCACTTCGTTACGCTTTCATTCCGCTCCGTCGGTAGCGCTGTTCTGCGAAATGAAACCACATAAGCGCCGCACTCCGCTTCGCTCCGTTTGCGCTGCCATCGCACCACCGACGCCTTCCGCTTCGACCGGACCTACCGCAACGGTTCCAGAGATTGCCACGCCTGCCGTAACAACCAAAGAACGGCAGCCCGTCACTCTCCTCCACCATTGCTTGCCATAGCACGACCATCACGGCATAAGGCATACTGCCCGAGCGGACTACCGCACCGGCAAATAAAATCACATAACCTTCACCTCAACCCTGACGCATTCCGCTTCGCCCGAAACTCCGCAAAGATTACCCTCCAGCTTTGTCATGCCGCTTGCAGAAAAGCGGGCAAGCGGCCCGCCAAAGCCTCCATTCAACCCTTGCTTGCCATAGCACCACCACCACGGCAGAAGATGCGCATGTTTTACGCCCAACACTTCCGCGCACGCAACACGCGCATACATGACAACTGGCCCTTGAGTCTCAACAAACCATTGCCGAAGACGTGCCAGAAAGCGGGGCACGAAAAGAAGAGCGCCAGAAAAAGGGGCGCGGAAGAAAAAAAAGAGCGCACAACAAGCTGACAAACCTCAATGCAAAGAAGAAAAAACGGGGGAAGATCCCGCCCCTCATGAAGAGCGCGCAAGAGCCGGCTATGATTCCGCTGTCGCTTCACAGTAAAGCCTCCTTCTGAACGGCGTCGGCATGAAGAACGTCCATTGTGAATCTTACCACCACGCACCATTGGGAGGTCCGCAAAGGCATCGGTCGAGCCCCGGCGGCAAGAGGGGAAGGCCGCCAGGACAACGCTCTCCGCCATTGCTTTTCCTTGTCGTAATGCTCCGGCACAAGTAAAAGGCAGAAAGTTGGAGTACCAACCATCTGCAATAAATCACATCTACGCGCTGCGCTTGTCGCTTTCATACCACCCAGCTTATGCACTCAGTCACGCCTTCTGCTCCGCTTCGCTCCACTTTGTACCAAAAGCCGCGCCTTCATGCACCGCAGGGTGTCGTTACTGTCATGTTCTATCATTTCATTTGGCGTCTGGGCACAGGGCAACGGCAAGCGTTGCCCGCATTACATAATAGGAGTTATAAATTCAGTCGCTGCCGCTCCTACATGGGTACATGTTTTATAACTCTCCATTATGTAAAGCATTGGGTAGAGCGAGCCACCGCAATTATGGCGTCTGTGTAAACCGGCCGTCATCTCTTCTGCCAGGTGTCGCAAAGGCAGGCTACTGCCATTGCTCTTGCACTCCACCAGAGAGCAAGCAGGCGCCATGCTTGCGGTACTCACCTCCGGGCATGGCTCCGCTTCTGCTTGCCGCTCATTCTTCGCTCTCGCTACAGCCTCCGCCAGCCCTGCGGCTCCGTTCCGCGCATCGCGCCCGAACTTTCAGAAACACCAGCCTCGCACCCGCAGGCTACTGCCGCTGCTTCGCAATCCTACAAGCTGCAGAACCAGCTCAGTTGAGAGTTCAGCAGCATGAAGAGATGAGGCCCCGATGGGGCGTTGTCGGCGAAGGTTTTCCTCTCTCATGTCAGCACGCGTTAGCTTGCTTCGCTTCGCTCTGCAACCAATCGCTCTGTTCAGGTGGGCTCATCATCATAAACGCGCCATGGTGTACCATCGCGCCAATAAAAAAAAGGGATATTGGTTGGCGTCCATTCCTCTCACTTTCATGCAGCAAAGGTTCAGCTCCGTTCAGTCACGCCGGTTGCAAAAAGGGAGCAACCGCTCCCGCCTTCACCCCACCAAACCGTTGCCTCAATCACCACTCAGCCCCAGCACTATTCAAAGTCAAACATACCTGCTCATTTGGTGCGCAACAACAGAAGAGCGCCCAAATCAGCAAACTCAAGGCATCCGCCGCTCGGCCTCCAGGTCGTTCTTCAATCACAGTCATACCCTGTCGGCCTCCCGGCGAAAAGCTGCGCCATTGTTCTCAAAAACACTCCATCAACAGTGGAATAAGTCGAATTTCTGCGTACATTATACATCATACATCCTCACGCAACAGCAGCATGTAGTTCCTTTTGTGGGGTACAATTCAAAAATCCGCAGTTTAGGCGGATTACGCAGCAAAGGAAGCATTTATGCCTTGGGAACATGTCAATCCAGCACCATATCCGATCTCTTTCGTTGAGGAAAGTGGTTGTCAGTATTGCGGTTCGCCGATGGACACGTTAATGACTACCACCGATGGTAGCTACCTTCGTGAGCGAGTGCTCGCTTGCCCGATTTGTGGGTGGTGGCTGGCAGAGCAGCGTGGAGCGAAGCCTGCTTTCGACCCTGATAATCCCTTTCTTCGCAAGTGGTGGCTCGATGGGGCAAGTGGCCGTCTCAGACAACTGGATACCCGAGACTTGAGTCAGCCAATCGAGGAAGTGAAGAACCACCTGTTAGCCCAATATGAATGCTGCCACCAACTGCATCCGCGCCTTCTTGAACAGACAGTCGCCAGCGTTTTCCGCACTGCAGGTTTCGACTCAGAAGCCACTGCATTCCAAAAGGACGGTGGAATCGATGTAATACTCCGCTGTGGCGACGGCTCACAGGTTGGCGTTCAGGTTAAGCGATCGAAGAATAAAATCCATGTGGCTCAGATTCGAGAGTTAGCTGGTGCGTTGATTTCAGGGAAGATGACCTCAGGCATTTTCGTGACGACGTCATCGTTCACATCGGTGGCGGTACAGGAATCGGCGGTGTTTGCTGAACGAGGGCTCCCTATAGAACTCATAGATGCCAAAGGCTTTCTCGATATGCTGCGGATCAACCAGAGAGCACCTTTTACTTGCTACGACGATTGGCATGAGCTTGTAGGGGATTTTGAGTACTTTGAGGTCTACAGCGATGAAACTGCGTAAGCGGTGCGTTATGTGCATCAGGTTGAATCGCTATAGGACATATTCCTCGAAGCCTTACTTCGTGAATGAATTCTTAAACATGAATTCATACATCGTAGCTCTGCTGTAGGGTAGTTGATTTATAAAAAAAGTTATGCCTAAGCTTTTTTTTTATTTGTATTAGCGTTAAAGACTTGAACTGTCATAGCTGCAAAAATATGGCTCTTCCGCGCCAAATCATCCACAACCTCATCCTTCTCCCGGTCATCCGCCGGAGGAACATCACGCTTGCCCCAACGCTACGGATGCTTCCGCTCCATAAACCACGCAGAAGCAAACCAGTTTTTCGCGTTAGCCATTATGGTCGTACACCAACTACATCCCGTCATCAGAACGCGTGATCACATAATCGTCGGTAACATCCAGCACTTCAGCTTCTTCTCACACGGTCTCATCCTCAAATAATTCCCACCACCAAAAAGGGCACGGAACCCGTGCCCAAACCCTCCCCTCCCACCAATAACCCACCCTTACAAACCCCAGCGCCCCACATGACGCCCTCCGCTCCGCCCATTACCAAATAAAAAAACACGCCATCAACAGTGGAATACACAAAATCCCTGCGTACATTACCTCTCGCGTACCCCGCAACAGCGGTGGGTGTTAGAGCCTTGTTATGCAGATCAGTATAAGACGCAGAAATAAAATGCAATACATCGTGTGAATTTTTTCTATGTAAGAGATTATTAGCGTTTTAAGGTTTTTGGATATTGTGTTTTATGGGGTTTCAAATTCAAAAACTGGTAGTTTAGGCGGGTACATCTAAATATTGACAGAGCTAGTGTCATGTCATGTATATAAAGACGTATAAATAATAGTATATTGTTCTTCATAATCAACCATCAAAGAATTGAATATGAAGAAGTACAAAGTCACCTTGACACAGGAAGAACGACTGGAACTTGATGCTCTGAGCAGCAAGGGAAAGCATTCCGCTCAAAAGATGTTAAACGCACTGATTTTATTGGCTTGTGATGAAGGTAAATACCAGAAAGAACGATCAATAAATGATACCATTGCCCGTGTACTGAACGTCAGTATGAAAACAATAGACCGGGTTAAAAAGCGATTTGTAGAAGAGGGCATAGACATGGCACTTACCGGCAAACCCTCAACACGTGTGTACAAACGAAAAGCAGATGGAGACCTTGAAGCACATCTG